CACTTAGTACGTTATCTGTCGTTCCATCAGACAAAGATGCAATCATTGGATATGTGCCTGACTGATTTGCGTTGCGCCGTTCAAAGTCTACAAACACCGTGCTTTCTTCGTTACTAAACCAATCTGTGAAGTTGGAACCAATCATCAAAGCACTATCCACCGCCCTAGTCACAGTAGACCCAGAGGTGGGGATGTATGACGTTGGGAAGGAGCCGACTTCACGCTGTGCGCCCCAGATGTAAATGCCTGAGTAGCCATCGCCTGAAAAGATAGAATTATAGCTATCATCGTGAACTTGAATGCGGAAAGCATAAGCCCCTGATAAAGTTCCTGTAACAGTGTAAGACATAGCGCAACGATACCAACCATTGCCAACATCTTCCATAGTGGCGGTTACATTGGATGGTGAGCTTTGAACTGTTCCTGTACTTAAATCAAAACGTACAGTTTGCGACCCGCCTTCATCGGCCCCAATATGTATAGGGCGTAATATAAGGTGTTTATAACCACCATATTTTGCAAAAACACTATCAGTGAATGTGCCTGTGGCTTGTGTTAAAACATCGTCTGTGTAATGCTCTGCACTTGTTGTGTTTGGGGTGAACTTTGTACCTGTAAGTGTACCATCTGGAGCAACAACTGTGTCAGTTGTAATTGTACTTTGAAAAGCACTCCACTCTGCGTGGTCAAATTCTTCTGATCTAGTAAGGCTGTTCGTCCTAGCTTCCTCAATCAGCAAGCCCTTGCTTTCACCTGTCACTGGATCGTGGTCAAACCGTGCCTCACCTGATGCCGCTGTTTGCAGTGTCGGTTGGTACTTCACAACGGGGGTAGAGGTTGTTGGGGTGTAGGCTGTGGCACTAGAGCGTTGTTCTAGCTGTGCGCCCCAAAGAAATATGCCAGAGGAACCATCTCCAGTAAAAGTTGGCAACCCAGTTGACTGCCAAGTAGGTGTGCTATCATCCGTTATAAAGATGGAAGTGTTCATATACCCCGAACTCTGGGTTTGTTCGACGGTTATGGACAGTCGATACCAATCATTTCCAACAGAGGTGATTGCATAAGATGGAGTATAAGAAGGCGATCCTACAGTGTAGTCATCGACAAAGGTTCCGTTGGTTAAATCTATCACAACCGCATAACGAGTGCCGCTAAAACTATCGGCTGTAAAACGAATACCTGCGTAGTTGTAACCAGCGGCTTTTATATAAACGGAAGAAGTATAGACACCCGCAGGTACATCATTGTTTTGCGTTGTATAGTGATATGATGAGCCAGTGTCGGAATATATCTTTTCTGCCGTACTTGTTCCATCAGGAGCAGTCGTATTATTGGTTAAAATACCTACGGCATTAGAAGACCAAGTATTGCCGAAATCCTGAGAATACTTGTACAAATTCTCTTCAGCCTTAGTCGTCGTCTTACCATCCCAGTAAGTCGCAGTGCTGCCACGGGTAAACGTGATCCGTGGATCAAGGGCCTTGCTGTTGGCAAAGTCTAGCAGAAGGCTAGGACGGATGTCGGGTAGGCTTTCGTTATTCAGGATGCGCTTGTCATCGCTGATAACCTCTGTGCCGCTTACTTTAATAGCCATCTTCGGATACTCCTATTAGCTAATGGTTGCGTTTGCATCTACGCTACCGACCACCTGAAGGTTGCCAGATGCGTCCAGTTTCATCTTGTTTGTGCCGCCTGTGGCGAAATAAAGGGAGCCGCCGCTTTCTGTGATTGTCCAATCGCCGAAGTCTACTGTGGTAACCCCTAGTGTTCCCGTGATGTCTACGCCTGTGCTGGTGGTGGCGAGTTTGGCTGCGTTGTCGTAGTATAGGTCTACAGAGCCGTTTGAATTAGCAATAATTGCATTTTCCGTTGCATTAACTCTAAGGCTAATGTCAGGCCCGTTAGTGTCTATTTTAAGACCGCCTGTCCCCACCTCACGGATAAAACTATCCGTTCCGTTGTGGAACACCTGTAAATCTGACGATGCGCCGAAGATGGCTTTGTCGTTGTCGCCGAAGGATACATCTGCCGTAGTCGTAAGTCCCGCAAATGTCGGACTATCCGTTGTCGCTACGCCTTGATCCAGTGCCTTAACGGATGCCTCACTGGTCAACTCGCTGTCCATCAGTGCGCCAGCGGCTGTTACATTGGCTGTATCCGTTACGTCTGCGCTTGCCTCAATAGCATCTAGCTTAGTACCATCAGCGGCAACGTCACGCCCGTCTACAGTGCCAGTGACAGTGATAGAACCAAAGGTTGGGCTATCGTTAGGTTGAACTGACGTATCAGCCAGGGTGCCCTGGGCGGCTGTAGCATAATCTGTGGAAGCTGTAGTTGCCGCAGTTCCTAGACCTAGGTTTGTTCTTGCAGTTGTTACGTTAGTGACGTCAGACAGATTGTTAGCTGCAATAAGTGCACCAGACAGTGATGCATAAGCTGCCACCCAGATAGACCCCTCGTACACCTTCATGGTGTCTGTGGTCGTATCGAAGTACAGAGCACCAGCAACCAAAGCATCACCGTCGTTATCAACAGTAGGATCTGATGCCTTCTGACCTAAGTATCTATCGTCGAAGTTGTCTAGAGCCTCTAGAGCGGCGTCCTTAGCAGCCGTAGCAGTAGATGCACTGGTAGCAGCCGAGGTTGCACTTGAAGCAGCCTGAGTGGCACTAGAAGCAGCGTCTGCCGCACTTGAGACAGCTTGAGTAGAAGAGCTATTAGCTGCCAGGATACCACTGACGTTATCAGCTACGGTATTAATCTTTAGGACGTTGTTACTGACAGTCTCCACGTCACTGATGTTGTCAGCCACGGTTTGGACGTAAGACACATTAGATGAGACGGTAGCCACGTCAGTGTTTGCCGCAGCGGCCTGTGCTGTAGATGCACTTGTAGCAGCCTGTGATGCACTGGTTGCTGCATTAGCTTCACTTGTTGCTGCATTAGATGCTGACGTACTTGCACTAGTCGCTGAGGATGCTGCCGCAGTAGCGGATCCACTTGCATCTAGGGCACTGTCAGCTGAACTAGAGGCACTTGAGGTTGCACTAGCGGCTGAGGTGGATGCTGAGGTTGCACTGGCAGCAGCATTGGATGCGCTTGTGGCAGCTTGAGTGGCACTGGTGCTCGATGAGGTGGCTGAGTTGGCGCTATCAGTTGCTGAGGACGCAGCTGCGGCTACAGACCCACTAATGCTCGATGCACTGTTAGAGGCATCTGTGGCACTGGCGGCTGCGTTAGTTGCACTAGTGGCAGCATTGGCCTCACTGGTTGCAGCGTTTGTTGCTGCGGTCTCAGCTGCCGTCTTCGAGCTTGTGATGGAGTCAACGTCAGTTGGGTTAGTACCAGTGCCGCTATAGAAACTTGAATTTGCCATATTCTAATGCCTTACTCTTCGAGAATGCTTGATGGGCGAATGCTTTGGAGAGACCCTGCTTGCTCTGCCTCATTAGCCATCTCTTGGATCTCAGTGATGAAGACACCAGCCTTTTGGTCGAACAGTGGTCCACGCTCGTCTAGGAAGTAATCAGCCGCATAAGACAGGGCAGTGTATGTCACTAGGTCAGACGCAATGTTCGTCAGGGAGTTGCTTGAGGTGTCTGTGGTCAGATCAGGGAACTGACTATAGTAATCTATCGATACCGTTAGGTTGGCAGGGTAAGGGTACAAGAGTATCAACTCGCCCTGACGACAGAAGTGCTTGGGTGTCCCAGCCTCACCAATTGCCTGGAACTGCTTCATCTCCCGCAGTGACACGCGCGACAGGGCGTATTCACTGTTGTATATACTCATGATCTCAATGAGGTCGTTGGGTACAACGATGTTTGTGACCTGAGACGTGATCGCGTAGTTCTGCGTTTTCTCCATGCTTGGGATCCGCAGTGTACGCTGGATGCGTGTGATGGCCTGGTCAATAAAGGTGTCAGCCAGGGCGTCATCACAGTCCGTGCGATTAAGTAGGGCCTTAAAGTGCGCCCTGATTTGACCTTTGTTCATTTCTTATGACCTTCTCATGATCGCCATATTGTCGATTAAGTTGGGATACGGACGACCAGCCTTCTTAGCCTTTGCTCTGGCTTTGGCTTTCTGAGCGTCTGTCATCTTCTTGCGTTTTGCTTTGGGCTTAGGGTTAGCTTGGTTCCAAGGTGTCTTTGACATGTTACTTGGATCCCTTTTTGCACTCACCAGCTAGACGGCATGTGCCTGGTGTCTTGCACCCTGGGCAGGGCTTGAAGGTGCCTTTGTCGCTGTACATAAGTCAGATCCTTTTCTCAGTTGCCATGAAGCCATCCAGGTTCTGATCTCTGAGACGTTTGACAATCTCAGGGCCTGTAGCTTCCCATATGTTGAAACCCTCGCGGAGCCATTGCTCGACGACGACGGTTGGTATTGACGCCACGCGCATGAACTCACCCTCGCGCTGGTCTTTAGATGCATTCCGACTGTCTTTAAGATCGTCTAGGAATGACTGTGATATTTCTTGTGTGTGCTTACGGACGACGTCATCGCCTTGCTGTATGAAGTCCGTATTGACGCCTAATAGATCGACGCCTGTTTTCTTAGTGCTCATGGGTTCCCCTTAGAAAAACAAAAAGAGGGACACCCAAGTCGTCCAGGGTAAGGAGAGCGGAAACCCCAGGACGACGAGGATGCCCCTCATCTGTGTCCTAGGCCCCGTGGGTGGGACCTAGGTATGTCGCGTGTGTGTTAGATCTTATGAAAGACCAGTGATCATACCACCGTCAGCATAGTTCATATGCTTCAATGAGTATTCGCCGACGATAAAGTGTTTGTCGGAGTCACCGTTTTTCGCCAACAGTGTGCGTGAGAACGGACGTAGTACGCATGAACGCCACATTGACGGATCAATTAGGAATGCGTGTGTAGTCAACTGGTGGCGGTTTAGAACCACTTTGTATTCGCCGTATGGAGACACGTACAGGTCAATCACGTTTACCAAGTTGCGTCCTTGGGCGATCTCACGGTTACGTCCAGATGCCGCTGCAAAGTTTGCAACGATCTGAGCGTCAGCTGGTTTGATCATTAGAACTGTTGGGTCAGAACCGTTGTTGAAGCAGTCTTCACCAAGCTCTAGGACTTTCGCCTCTGTTAGAGCGTCAGTTGCGTTGGCACCAGCGTCGACAGATGTTGAGATCTGTTGTGTCGCTGAGTCCATCTCACGTGCTACTGAGCTTGAGCCAGTTACTTTTGCGTTATCCACGCCGATGTAAGCACGCTCTAGATCGCGTTTGATCTCTTTGAGTGCTTTACCAAGTTGGTACGCAGTTTCCTTCGCACGACCATATGTCGCAATCGCGTCTGAGGTTGCAGACACCTGGAATGCTTTATGTAAGATGGCGGTATTATTTGTACGCTCTACAGCATCTGTGAGAGTTGCCATTGACGCATCAGCCCCTTCGACCTGATTATTGTCCGCAGCGGCTGCAAGACTATCCTCAAGCCAGGAGAATGTACGAGCAGAGACTTTCTCTGAACGCATCATTGTGAACATTGGCGTGTCTGTTGGTGTAATATCTGAAATGATGTCAGATACATCTTCTTTCTTACCGACCTGGTCGTAAGTTGTATATGTAGCCATTTTGGTTACATCCTTCTGAATTTAAGAGTTGAGTGCTATCGCTCCCAACGTGACATCAGAGCATCAGCGATATCCTCTAGGTCACCAGCACGGCTCGTGTTTGACCGTAGACGGTCTTGTGCACTCTTCTGACGCTGGACCTTTAGGTCGGCATCTGAGCGGGGTGCTTTCTTCGTCTTCAGTACTTTACGGGTGCCTTCTTTTGTCTTGATCACTTTGGCCTTCGCTTTCTTTGTTTCCGCTGTGGCTTTTGTCTGATCATAAAGACGTGCCTTGTTGAGGATCATGATGACCGCAGGGTCAACATATTGATCGACTTGTTCCTGGGGTAAGCCCTGGCTGACTGCGTATGAACGGATGTTGTTGTATAGTTCATCACCCCAGTCGGGCAGTTGCTCACTTAGGACCTTAACGCAGTTCTGGGCAGCTTCTTGCACTTGCTTTTGTTGTTGTGCTTGAGCGTCCCTGTAGAATGCGTCAGCTTCCTCTCGTAGGAACTTGAGATCTTTCTCGGCTTCCTGGGCTTCACGACGTAATGCAGCGAAATCTTCAGTGGACATCTGTCGACTTGCGACCAGCATGTCTACCTCGGCATATGGCTTCATACGCGCTTCAGCACGTTCCAGGAGCTTTCGATAGCTGATGTCTGCCTTTGCCAAAGCCTCTTCGGCTTCTTTACGTTTGGCAGCTGTTTCTTGAGACTTACGTGTTAATGACGCCTCTTGACCGTATAGTCGCTTTAGATCCTTTAAGGATGCCTGTTTGGCTTCACCGTCGACTTGTATTTCAACCAGAGTATCGTCAGACAACTCAACTTCCGTTTCATCATCTTCTTGATCTGTCTCTGGTTCATCCTCGTCTTCAATGTCATCCGTGTCAGGGTCCTCTTCGGTATCTTCTTCTACTTCTTCAAGGTCTTCATCGTCATCTAAGGTATCTGACGTCTCTTCGTCTGTCTCGCCGACAAGTGAGTCGTCAGTCGCCTCTAGCTTCTCGTCCTCTTCAGATAGGTTCTCACCGTCTGACCAACGATCTAGAATGGCTTCGGAGGCATCAAACATGTCGTCTAATGCCCGTGGTTGAGTAGCGTTGTCTTGGACGTTATCCATGGTCCTTATGCTTCCTCTTCGCTATTGTCGCGCTTTGCCAGCACCTCGTCGCGGATGGCGACTTGTTGCTTCAATGTGTTCACCACGTCGACTAGGGCGCGATAGTGGTAATAAGTGATCGAGCGTTCTTTGTTCTCTTCTGGTTTCGAGTTCACAAAGTTCTGGAACGTCTGTTCCACTAGCTTGTTGACCACGTTGTTAAACGCTGGGGACTTGAGTAATACCTCTGCGTCCTCACCGTGCTGAATGAGTTCTTCTTCAGTCATGCTGCTCTCTTTTGCTGGTTAGGGGCCTGGGAGACCCTAAGGTCTACCCAGTTGGTGAAGCGATAGCGCGGACGTCGTCTGCGTTTCTCGCAATCTCTAGTTCGGCTTTGTCGACAAACTGCTTGTGTTCCAGTTGTGCCTCTTTCAGATCCATATTGTCTGACTGGATCGCAAAGCCTTGTTGTGCCTTCATTTGCTCCAGCTGTAGTTTCATCTGGGCAACTTGGGCATCCATCTGTGCCTTCATCTCGGCAACCGCTGTCTGACGCTCTTGAAGCTCCATTTGCTTCTGTTGCATCTGCATTGCCATCTCCTGTGCTGGATCTGGCTGCTCTGGTGGTTGCTCTTGTGGTGGCGTTAGGTAGTCTTTGACGTTCTTGATGCCGTTCTGTTCTAGAACGTGTGACATCAACTTGTACTGGTTCTCAGGTGTATACATTGTTGACAATGTTGGATCCTGAGACATCAGACCGTGCAGCACTAGGTACTTCTGTGCTTCAGCTTCCTGTTCACCGTAGCCTAGGTGCATCTCGACAGTGACATCACGTTTAGATCCCCAGTCACCTGGGTTGACCGCCACGTAATCACCAGAAATCTCGACGATCTTGGCTTGTGGTTCATTCTCGACGACCAGCTGGTAAATCAGCTGATACAGAGGTTTCAAGAAGTTGTTCGCAAAGTTACGTGCAATGATCTTCTGACGCTGTTGTGACATAGTCGCCAGCTGTTCAACCATAGCCGCTGAGTTTTGCTTACTGATGGCATCCTTGTTGAGGCCCTGGGATAGACGTGAGACGCCTGTCGTGTCCTCTTTGTCCTCATCCAGCATCTGGATTGTCTGGAAGATAAACGGGTTCAGAGGTGCCTGTACCATCGGACTAATGGCGTCAGGGCGTGACACATTGACGATACCACCGACACGGTTGTCAATTAGTTCACGTGGGTTTGTTAGACCACCTTTGACCACAGTGTAACGTGGGTTGTTGGTGATCATTGCGTGATCTAGGATCGAGCGTGTCAGAACTGTACGTGCAGTCTGGATAGGGACAACCTTGGACCCGAAGTTGGAACCAAAGAACGAGTGTGGGATCGGTAGTGGTACAAAGGCGCAGAACGGTTTGTAGGTGCACTTCTCTTTGTGCAACACTACGTTGCCAGCTTTGATTACTTTGTACGTCTCAGCGATTCCAGAGCCATCGAGATCGATGTCGATATATAGCTCATAAACAGTGATGCTTCTAACTTGATCCTGGAAACCTTTAGCGTTGAAGCCACGGTCTTGACCAATCTCTTCGTGACGTGCCAGGACCTCTGGATCGGTTTCCATTTCGACGTCTTCGTGATCGCCGATCTTAGCAATGAGCTTTTCGTCATACCCTGCCTCACGTAGTTCTGAGATTGTCATAGTCGTGCGATGACCCAAGAAGCCAACGTCGTCTAAAGACTTAGCTTGTGGCTCAATGACGAACTGTTCAGGTGCAATGGCCTCAATGACCACCTGACTAGTGTCCTGGAAGACGCGAAGGTCACCAGAGTACAGACCAAGTTCGTCTTGCTCGACTTCCTCGATCTCTACGTTGTCTTGGGCAACAATAGCGTCAAACTCTTCCTCAGTCAGATCCTGGATAGGCTCTAGGTAGCTGTCTTCGCGCTCGTCCCAGTAAACCTTACAGAGACCAGCACGTGCAATGAGACCGTCGTGGATAACAGACTGCATAACCTCGAACAGGTTGTTCTGACGGTTTGCAACGTAGTCACAGTAGGCTGTAGCGATCTCAGCGATACGCACGTCCTCTCCAGTCTGTGCAGCAAAACGCACGGTCTTGTAGCCAGTACTGAAAGTTTCTAGCAGCGCAGCCTTCATGCTCTCGACAGCATCATAGACGTCCATAGAGACATACTTAGAGTTACCGTCGTGCGCTGGGCGTGGGAGCGTAGCGTTATAAAAGTCTATGACCTTGCGGCGTTCTCTGGATATCTGTGAATCATAATACCCGATAGATCTACGGATGTTATCATCGAGGATCGTAACGAGTTTATCGTCGTCCACCGCTTTGTAGTCTTTTTTATCCATAGTGATCATACCATTTCAATGTAATAGTCATCTGCACTCTCTATCGGCTCCCAGGCACCTTCGTGCACGTGATTGGCTAATGCCAACGACATGACACAGTCGTCGTAGCATCCTGGTTCAGCTTCCATAGATCCGCTCTCAGTCACGACGTAGGTGAGCATTTCGCGGATCGTTGTTTTGTCATTGAGTTCTATCTCGTTCTCACGGACAGACGCTCGTAGCTCGTCAATGATCAGAGGCTTGGTTTTTGCTGTCGTACTGAAGCCCAACTTAATGGTCTCTTTGTCCGTCAACTTGTCGACTTGAACCTCAGTAAAGAAGTTCGGGTAGGCCATGTCTTTAGCCAACCTGGTACACGTCAAAAGGCCGTGACCGTTGTTCTCGACAATGATGAACGCAGTGTTGAAGAACTGACCTAAGTGATACAACACAGTCGCGTAGTAGTCTGGGTGCACATGGCCTCTCCAGGTTGCCACTTGTCGCTTCTTACTGTCGAGGACCTGGGCAACACTGTAGTCACCACCACGGACGCCCATAGCGACGTCGGCACCGATGACATACTGTTCACCAGGGTCATGACGACGGTACATCGTCAGTTCACCTCGGACGTTATTCAGCCAGTCTTCACCTTCGAGTGCTAGGCGCTCCTGTACGTCCTGTGTAGTGCCCATAGCCTCCTGTAGCTGCTCGGGGTTAAACACGGGTCTACCTGTCGTCAGGAAGGCTTCCTCAGGCTCTGAGGGGTACTCCTGTTTGAACAGGTCGAGACCGTTCTGTGCGACCTTGCGACGACGGAACATTAGCTGCTCGTCATCGAGGTCATACTTGGACGCAAGCTCTTCCTCGTCTGGGGTACGCTCGAAGTTCTCTGGGACCGTCTCACGATACTCTGGGTCTGCAAACCAAGGGATGAACACAGGCACGTAGCCATTGGTTCCCTCGACTGCACCTTTCCAGAGATCATAGAAGATCCCGCTGACACCATTGGCTGTACTCTCGACAAATATAGCGGTGCCTTTAGTATTGGGGACAGCTTGGGTCAGCGAGTTCCAGTTGTCGGCAGCGGTGGTCTTAGACCAGAACGCAAGCTCCGACGCGTGAACGTGGGTCAGGGTCTCACCCCGACCAATAGCTTCACCGCCAGCTGTCGCAACGACGTAACTGGAGTCCAGGACGTCAAAAGACAACTCTCGGCGGGATGAATACTTTGTGTGTGGCTTCAGGATCTCAGGGCAGTTCTCATGGTAACGCTTGGTCATATCGAACAGGGCGCGTGTTGAGTCACTGTGGTGGGTAATCACCAGGGCCTTCGCAGCTTTGCGCTGGGAGACACTGAAGTACAGGTAGCCGCCAACGTAGGTCGATAGACCTTGCTGACGCGCCTTCAGAATGATCACTCGGACTTTGCCCTCTGTCTCTAGTTGCTTAGTGACAGCGTCGTTGAGGATCTTCTGGGCTGGTTTCAATTTGAGGGGCGCAATGTCACCTGACTTAGTGCGGATCTTTAGGGCGCCCTTCGCATAGAAGCTAAAGTCAGTATACAGTCGCTTACGGACCTCAGCCAGCTGCTCCTTAGTAGCCATCGTCGGCTTAGTCTTGGTCGTCACCGTCATCGGTATCTAGCAGTGAGCTTAGGAACTCCTCAGCTTTACCGACAGTGATCTCAGACTTGGCGACAGGTTTGACCTTGGTGAAGTCCAGGATCAACTTGGCTGCTTGAAGACGATCACGGTTGTGTACTGGTGTACGCATGATCTCCACTGCGGTTTCGAGTGCTTCCTCAGCGCGTGGGTCTTCGATGTCATACTCTTTCTTCATGATACTTACCGCCCTTTTGGCGTCCTCTTTTGCCTTGTCGACGACTGGCTTGATGGTTTCCTTACTGTGACCGTCGGGAACTCCGAGGGGTCTTCCCCCCTTGTTCTTTCGGTTCTTTAGCATTTCGCGGAACTTTGCCCGTCCCTCGGGTGTCTGATGTTGCAGTGCCAGAGGGTTCTTGTGTGCTGGTCTGGCTCGACCTGGCATTAACTTTGGCTTTGCTGGTTTCTTCTTTCGAGGTTCGTTTGGCGGGTGACCCATCTGTCGTCTCCACTAGTTTGTTTATGATAGACAGTGTCTCTGGACATTGTTTGCAGAACACTGGTGCTGGGATCGCTGATGCAACCTCACGCAACACAGTGTCCTGTTGTGCTTTGGTTAGGAGCTTTGATGACTTGACGACATCAATAGCCTCTAGGATTGGAACCAGGTCCAATGCAGTCTTTAACATTTTGCTCTCCTTGGGGGTCTTAGGCTTGTGACAACATGCCTGGTGCCATTGGTGCGTTTAGTGCACCTGGTGGCATCTGTTGTTGCTTCCGTTCTTCCTCGTCATCCATAGCCATTTCCAAGGCAACTAATGCTGCCATGACAACCGCTAGTGGGTGCGCATAGAACTGAATGACCTTGTTGTCAGCTTTGCGGAACTCTTGCTGGATCATCTTAGATGTCGTTGGCATTAGCTTCTTGGCTAACTTTGGGTTAATCAGGTAGACCCATACAGGATCCACAGCAAACTCCGCAGCCATACGAGTGTAGTCTTGGTATGCTTGCTTTGTTTGTGGTGTAAGTCCTGAAGACATTACCTTGCGTATAAACCTAACTGCTCTTCGCTCATTAGGGTTCTTAGGTGAATACGCTTCGACGTTCTCTTGTAGATCAACGATTTCAGCATATGCCTTCTTTTGCGTAGGGGACATCTGTTCCCAATCCGCATCCAGTAGTGGCTTGATTGCACTATCTACAAACGACCCTGGTGGCGTGAAGTCAGAACGACCTACAATACCAGTGCCTGGTTTAGACGACTGCTTTCTGTTGATGAAGTAAGAGTAGACCTCTTGTTCACCTTTGCCATCTAGTGGACCTAAGGTGATTGCGTGAGAGATCTCATGTAGAAGGGTAGTCAGTGCTTCAATGTCAGTGACATAGGTACCATCACCCTTGTCCGCACCAGGCTTCATCGCCCAGATTGTACCCTCGGTGCCCTTACCCTGTTTCTTTGGTCCTTTACGTTGGAACATCCCACGGGCATCACCAAGTTTAGATGGGTCCTGACCTGTGTCTAACGTGAGCAAAGTGTTAAGCTCGTTTTGTGACATAGCCAGTCTAACGACGACACCTAGTTTCTTTGCAAACTCGACAGCGTCATTGAAGTTACTGATGCCATCTTCGAGTT